ATAGTACTATAATTTAGCATAAAAAAAGGGGCGAAACGCCCCTTGTAAAGTGATATGTGTATATCCTGATACAGGATTACATAAGGTTAGCAACTCTAACTCTTCTGTAGTAAGCGTTAGCACCAATGTTTGTGCTGTGCTGTGGATCAGAGTTTGTAAGAGCTGTAAGTCCCTTAGCGAATGGGTTAAGAACCATTCCGTAACGAGTTTTAAACCCGATACGTGGCTGGAATGTATCCTGACCAATCGCTCTGTACATTTGTAGCGGAACGTAAGGACAATAGAATAATCCTGCGTCGTAAGCATTAGTACCTTTGTATCCAACAACGTAGTATTGGTCAGCAGATACGTTTGCTGAGTAAGGGTCGATGTACACTTTGAATCTTCCGTTGATTGTACCAACGAATGTGTTTCCTGTGTCATCAATCTCGCCAAGTCCACCAACTGCTTGGTTGATACCTGAAGAGTAGTCTAGAACACCCGCCATAGCAAGAGCAGAAGCAACATCACTAGAAGTGATGATTACGTTACCCTTTCCTCTACGAGTCTCTAGTGCGATTGCGTTAGCATCTCTTTCGATCTGGAATAGTAGACCTTTGAATTTCTCAACAGACCATCTTCCATTTGAGTCAACGTCTAAGTCAAATACACCTGCATTTGCTGTGTTAACCTGAGCACCAGGCTTAGCACCTCTGTATACAGTACGTACAACTTCTCTGTTGATTTCAGCAAGGATCTCAGTAGAAAGAATGTTTGCTAGTTCAGACTCGGCATCTAATCCGTGGATTGCTTTCAAGTCTTGAGCAAGTTCAACTGAGTAGTCTGCTCTTAACGCACGACCTTTCGCTTCAACAGCGATACGATCTATGCTGAATGCCATTTCCATGAAGGCATTACCAGCAGAATCTCCTAAACTTTCTAAGTTAGATGTACTAAACTTAGATGAAGCAAGGTCATAGTTGGTAGAAGTTGTACCACCACCAGTAGCATCGTTGATTAAACCTGGGTTTTTCTCAGTTGTTGCTGTTGGAGGAGTACCACCTTTAGTTCCAGAGAACTGTGCATCTGGCTCATTGAAGAATGCTTCGTTACCAGTTTGGTTAGTATATCTACTTCTCATCGCAAAGATAAGACCAGTAGGACCAGACATTGGCTGAACGCCTGCGATGTCATAAGCAATTAGCTTAGGCATAGCACGACGGATTAAGCTGATAAGTATAGGGTCGAAACCATATACAGCACCTGCTCCAGTTGTCTGTGTGTTGATAGGACCAACGTTGGTTGGTGCCTCTGTTAGAACGTTACGCTCTTCTTGAAGAGCACGCTCTTGGTTTTCCAAGAGGATTGCGGTAACAGACTTACGATAGTTGTCCTTAATTTCAGGAAGACCATCATGGTTAAGTACTGGTGCCCACTTCTCTTGGAGTTTTTCTGCATTAAACATGCGAGTTTTACTCCGTTCTTGAGTTAGGGTTTACAGTGTCTATAGCCTCTTAGCGAGCTGTTCGACATAAGAAGTCATGCTTTCGCTAATGGCTTCAACTTTAGCTGGTTCATCAGAAGAGATTTCTTCTGCTACTTCAGGCTTCTTAGCACCGAAATAACTCTCTTTGATTTGTCCAAGCTTCTCACGATACGACTCTTCGTTTTTGAATTCGACTGCTTCTGCTAGGGAAGTAAACTTATCCTTTTGAACTTCTGCAAGTCCTCTAGAATACTCATTCAAGATCTCATTTTTACGATAGTTCCCTACCTTCTCATGCAATCCAACGTTCTTCTCAATCTGTTCGTTGAGTCGGGTCTCCATTTCATCAAGTTTCTCGCTCATCTCAGCAACTGCATCCAAACTCTCGTCTGGTAAGTTGATGTTTGATTCGATGAACAATTTCTTTAATCCACCCATAAATGCTTCGGTGACTTCAGCACGAAGACCATTCTCAATGGCAAGTTCGTTTTCAGTCATCCACTCTTCGCAAGCATATGAGAGGAAATTCTCTACGCGACCAGCAAAGTCTTCCTTGATCAGTTCAAGTTCTTCGCCAATCCTGCGTTCTGCAGTTTCCTTAAGAGAAGCAATTCTACTTGTAACCTTTGCTGAAACCGCAGCTTCAAACACAGTAGTTGCTTTCTTAGTGAATTCTTCGTCAAGATCTGCACCAGACAATACTGCCTTGATGTCTTCTGCGATCTCTCCTTCGGAGATTACTTCTCCTTCTTTCTCTACGTCATCAAAGATCTTAGCAGAAAGTCCACCAGGCATTGCTGATGAAGCTCCACTTGGCTTCGTCTTGATTGTAGAATCTCCTGTAGTAGATACAGGGGCAGCCGCCTTAGCACCAACGTTGTCGGGACCTTCTGGCTTTTCCTTAGTAGAACCGCCAACTTCTATAGCGTCGTTCTTAAGGTCTGATTTTTGAGCAGGTACAGCACCTTTCTTTATGGCTGCATCGCCAACTGCTGCATCTTCTTCAATTGTTTCCTCAGGAGCAGCTGTCTTTTCAGCGATCACCTTTTGGAATTTTTCATCAATAGTAGACATTACTTGTACTCCTACGGGATTTTTAAACGTTTTAAGAATCTATAATTTATTTATAAATCATAAACTTCTTAGGAAAGACTCAAACGCGGAGATCTTTCTTTCTTGAAGTTCTTGTGGTGAGGGTGCATTATCAAGGGATGCCTTGATAGCCTCGATTTGTGCTTCTTTAATCTTACCATCGACTAAAGCCCATTCTTTTCCTTCCATGATACCTTCAACAAAAGCATCAGGTGCGGATGGATCTGCTACTATATCAGCAGCAGTGGATAGAATAAAATCATCGGCAACCACTTGGAGTGAACCCTCTTTTTTAAGAGAACCTAAACCTCGTGAAGAAACACCGAGTTGTACCCCTTCCTCAAGTAAGCTCTTTGCGATCTTACCCATAGGGGTTTCTAACAACTTTGCCTTACCTATGAAGTTTTTACCTTCAGGGTAAAGTTCAACGATCTTGTGTGAAACACGATCTAAGTTAACGGTAGGACCTTCTGGATGACCTAACTCACCAAGTGCTCTTCCGCGTTGGATGAACTCTTCGTTATACTTACTGACCTCACGGTTCATGCTATCGAAACGATACATGCGTCCATTGCGATTAGTAATTTCAGTCTGTAGGAAGATACCTTTGATATAAGTGGCACTCTTACCGTCTTTGTCTTCGGTAAGAACCTCTATATCATTGTTCTGTTCCGTTATCAGTCTCATCATCGTTTTCCTCTGATTCGTTTTCATCATTGCGGTTAATTACTTCCGCAGTTTCATCTGAAGATGCTTCTCCTTCTGGAGGTAGTCCAGTTGGTTTGCCATCATCAGGGACATGCGGAAACATCTTATTCGCAACATCTAATTTACTAGCATCAACAGCAGCAGCTGCTTTAACTTGTAACATATCTTTGAGTTTTTCTAAAGCATCTGCTCTATCATTATCCCAAAGTAAATCAACGATTTCTCGTTCTTGTGTTGCCATAATGTAACGTTGTCTGTAATTTATTTATCAGCTTTAGGTTTTGCAGACGCGGGTTGCTGCTGTGCCTTCTGCTGATCTGATGCTGCCTTTGATTTTTGGCTAGCAATTTGAGCTCTCTTAACTTCCTTATCAAGTTCTATATTATCTGTTTCTGCATCTAATTGTTCTTGATCAGCAGCGACTAGATCAGTTGGGTTGATTGCTCTACCCATGTCTATATCATCTTGCATTTGCATATCCATTTCTTCCATTTGTTTCTCAGTCATACCGAGAACTTCAGAACGGATATATTCAATAGAGAAGTACTTGCCAACAAAGGGATCCATAAGACCAAGCACATTGAGTTGCTCTGTCTTCATCTCTAAGTTCTTAAGCTCTGTGAAATGATTATCTTTAAGATAGTCATACTGGATATGTTCTTTCATATCCTCCCAGTCTTCAGGAGTGATAACACTCTTCAGGATTAACTGGGTCTTTAGAGTATCATTAAAGAGATCACTAAACTTTTTGCGGAGTTTACCCACAAACTTAGTGAACTTTAATTCGTCTCTAGTGATCTCAGATGACCTA